TAAATCTATATTAGCACTACCGTCAAATGATACACCACCGATAGTTCTAGCGGTTGCTAGTGTAGTTGCGGTGTCTGCATTACCTGTAACATCACCTGTTACATTACCTGTTACATTACCAGTTAATGTTCCTACAAATCCTGTAGCAGTTACTTTACCCGTACTAGGATTATATGTTAAAGTTCCATCAGATTCCAACCCAAGATTACCACCATCAACATCACCACCAGCAGTGAAGATGAGAGCATTGTTCTCATTTGTAGATTCGTTATCTGTTATTGTAACGGTTGTTGCTAATGTTGCAAGGGCTACGGCAATATTTGCTGTTCCATCAAAAGAAGTTCCACCAATAGTTCTGGCAGTTTCTAGTGCTGTAGCAGTGGATGCATTACCAGTAAGAGGTCCAGCAAATGCGTCAGATGTAACTGTTCCATCGAAGAAAGCATCTTTAAATTCTAATGAACTTGTGCCTAAATCAATATCATTATCTGTTACTGGAGCTAACGCACCATCTATTAACTTTATTTGGTCTGCACCACCAGCTCTAAATATAATATTATTATCTGTTGCAAAATCTATATCATTGTCGGCATCTCTACCTATAACCAAACTTGTGTTAGTTAAAGAAGTAATTGTTGTTTGTGATGTACCTAAAACAAAATCTAAAGTATTATCCCCATCTTCGTATGTAACAGTAATTCCAGTTTCAGTATTACTTCCCACCATTGCACCGACAGTATCAGAAATAGTTTCTGCTAAAGTCGCACCATTGACGGTGATTGCGTCTGCTTCTAATGTTCCGTCAATATCAACATTACCAGAGATATCTAAATCTGCCATAGTAGCAGTTCCAGTTATTGTTGGTGCAGTTAAAGTTTTATTTGTAAGAGTTGCTGTTGAAGTTGTTGAAACTAAAACTCCGTCACTTCCAGACGGTAGTGTAAGAACATTATTTGCAGATTCAGAGTGTGGTGCCCCTATAAGTGTTTGAGCGTGAGCGTTTGAAGACTCACAATAGAATTTTATTTGTGAAACTGCTGAGCCATTGTTTTTGAGGTCGATAAGGCCACCAGTTAAGAACAAATTGCCGCCATCTGACATATCTAAGGTAAATGGAGTAATTGTAGCTCCACCATCATTACCTTTGATTACAAAATCTTTATCAGATACCGCAGTTGTGATTACATAATCACTTGAACTATTTGTGTGCGTTGCGATTGTAGTTCCGTCATCTTTGAATACGATATCAGCACCGCCAGCATCAAGAATAATATCTCCACCAACATCAAGAGTTAAATCTCCAGCTGGAGATATGGTAGATGCAGTTAGTGTGCTACCAACGACAAGTGTTCCCGATACATCAAGGTTACCATTAACATCAATGGTTGTAGCATTAATTTCTATTTCTGTATCAGCTACTAAGTCTAAAACCCCGTCTGCACTTTGGTGAATATATGTTCCCGAATCTCCAAACTGAAGTTGTCTGGTGCTGTTAAGAAGAACACCTGTATCAGCAACATGTGTGAGTGTTGTATCTTGATCTGCGCCGAAGTAAATTACTGAACTATCTGCAAGATAAATATCAGACCACTCTAATGAAGTTGTGCCAAGAGTGGCACCATCAGCTGACGATGGTGAAAAACTGGTTGTTGCAAGTGCAGCAGTCAGAGTTACTACTGAAGCAGTTGCACTAATACCACTAGTCAAAGAAGATGCATCTCCGATTAGAGTATAAATCTCTAAGAAATTGTCATTAACTTTATCTATAGCTACTCGTAGATTATCGCCAGTGCCATCATCTGCTGCACTACCTATTCCAATTGATTGATTTGCCATCTATACTCTCCTAGTGTTATTTATCATAAAAATATGGTTATTAATCATGTAGGATCACCAAATGGATTAGATTCCGAAAAGTCTAAGACTGTATCATCTAATGTATCAAACAATTCATTTTGTGCGGTCTTGTCATTTACATAATCACCAATATAATAATCTTCAGATATAATATATTCATTATCGCCAGTTTCAAGTAGAATACTTTCACCAAACGACGATGGATCATCACCCACACTAACTGTTGTGGCATCTACAGTAACATATGTTATATCAGATGTATAAGAAGATCGATCTACAGTTAATCCCTCACCAACAACTGATGCATTTTCAAGAGTAATTTGATATTCGGAACTGACAATTGATAGAGAATCTTCTATTGCATCAATTTCAGTAATACCTGTTTCAAGTGTTTCTGAACCATAATCAAACAGACGACACCTCATTTTATAAACTGGGTTGTTGTCCAATTGATGGAAAGGTTCATCATGATCTACAAAGTTAATCTCAAATAATTTTTTAAGTACAGGGTGATAAATTGCATCACCCTCAAGAGGACGATCAGAATCAGTCGCATCAGTTTCATTTATGATATAAAATATATCACCTGATAGCGCAGATTCAGAAATTGAGCCAGCCTCCAATTGAATAGAACCAGACGATGTTGAGTCTGTTGATGTTTCAATCTGTATTTGTTTTGTTTTTTCTTGAAATCTTGTCTTACTTACAACAAAGGTTGCTTCACTTAGGTTCTGTAAACCAAACTGAGACATCAGTTCTTGTTCTCCAGCATAACCACCACCAGAATCTTCCATATACATTTCGATAAGAGATTGGGTGTTGAACTTGGATAGTGCATCTTCACCAAGAACATTATCTTCTGCAACAAGTGTGCGGTCAAGATAATATACATCGTGACCATGAATTTGAATTGCTTCTGCAATCAAATTAGCATATAATGATTGTTCAGCTGTAATTACTTGTCCCGTAGTCATTAGCTTGGACTCCCTACATCACCAAATGGATTTGACTCATTGAAATCCAGCAATGTATCATCTAATTCATCAAACAACTCATTTTGAGCTGTCTTATCTATAACACCATCACCAACATAATAGTCTTCTGATATAATGAACTCATCGCCACCAGTTTCAAGTAGAATACTTTCACCAAACGACGGTGGATCAACCGGCACTAATGTACTATCCAGAGTTATCTCTGAAGAAGAGAGGTCAAAATAAGTAAAATCTAAACTAAACGGTTGGTTAACAATTGATGGATTTTCAAGAGTAATCTGATATTCCGAGCTAGCAATTGATAGAGAATCTTCAATTGCATCAATTTCTGAAATACTTGTTTCAAGCAATTCTGAGCCATAATCGAATAAGCGACAACGTAACTTATATACTGGATTGTTGTCTAATTGATGAAAAGGATCGTCATGATCTACAAAGTTAATCTCAAATAATTTCTTTAGTGTTGGATGATAAATTACATCACCCTCAAAAGGACGATCAGCATCAGTTGCCGCAGTTTCATTTAAAATATAAGATATTTGGCTATCAGAAACCGTACCAGATTCTAATTGAATTGCACCAGATGATGTTAAGTCTGTTGCCGTTTCTATTTCTAATTGTTTTGTTTTTTCTTGAAACTTTGTTTTACTTACAACAAAGGTTGCTTCACTAAGGTTTTGCAAACCAAACTGGGACATCAATTCTCGTTGGCCACCAAAGCCGCCACTAGAATCTTCCATATACATTTCAATGAGAGCCTGTTTATTAAACTTGGATAGAGAATCTTCACCAAGAACATTGTCTTCTGCGACAAGTTTGCGGTCAAGATAATATACAGAGTGCCCTCTATGGTGAATAGCTTCTGTAACTAATTCCGAATATAAAGATTTCTCAACTGCTAAGTGTGTGCGCCACCGAAAAGCACGAGGTTGGTTAGAAATTGCGGCTGGAAGACCGTGAGAATGAAAATGCTTATTAACTGCCATAATTTACCCTACCATGTAGTTAACTGGCAACTCAAATGTAAGCTGAATTTGTTCCTCTAACTTATTAATCTCCTCCAATGCCTGTGAATAAATAGCCTCACCATTCATAGTGACACCACCAAGCATAGCAACACCACTAAACTTAGATAGGTTTGCCCCCCATTGTTGCTTAATAAGAGCAGTTGCATATCTTTTTAGAAATATGTCATCAAAAATATCCGTAAATGTTGTTGGATCAATTTTGCGATAACATTCTGCAATGATAAAGTCTTCACCAGCAATAAAATCGTTTGACCAATCACCATCAATGTAAAGACGATTCTGATGTTGGTTAAATCGAATTGGCGTCTCACCAACAAGAATGTGTTCTAGAAGGTCAAGGTTATCCATGGCCATCTGATACTGAATTACAGAGGTAGAAGATAGATCATAAAGGTCATTAAGACGCAACTGATAACGAACATCAAACATGTTTGAACCACCACCCGTACCTGTGAATGGCCAGACCTGTATCACCGACACAACAGCAGACGGCATTGGAATAAAATTACTACCTTCTAGAAATGTATCAGTAATAGTGTTGTCTGCGGTATCAGTTCCAATTGAGGTTATGTTTGTTTTTGCCCTTGCAACATCTGCTTCAGTAATCAAATGTTTGAGATACATCTTTTCAATACCATCATAATGATATTGTGCAAAATACTGAAGAGCTTCATCAATGCGATCATCTACTTGGTCGTCTGATACGTTAATATCAATAACCCCAGAACCCAATGCTCTTAGGCAATAAGATTTAAATGTTGACTTACTTGTGGGTATGGCCATAAAAGTATCCTTTTTATATATTTATAAGATTTGTTTTATTGCGATACATTTTAGACCTAATTATACCCTACCCATTCTTCGATTAAGAACTCATACTATTATTATAACTTGGTCAATCTTTTCATGAGTTCTCTTGAATAGCTCTCTATGTTTGTTATGCGAGGATTAAAACCGTCCAAACATTCATATATTTGGTTTGCGCCTATCCATTTTGAAATCTTTATATCATAATCTTTGGGTTTTGTGAAAATATTATTCGTATCCTCATATTTCCCAACATCTATTGTTGACATCCATATTGTAAAGTCAGCGTCAAACTCTCGACGTGTTTCTTCTGTGGGACAAATGAAGTCGGCAATTGCAACTCTCCCTGCCATTACCACACCGTCTGAAAGATGTTTCATTCTATGTGATTGTCGAATACGGCCCTCTGTAGAGAAGTCCCAATCATCATATTTCTCTCTTACTTGATTTGCACTAATCCTTGTAGCAAACAATGCTTTTGATATTGTTTCAGCAAAAGTACTCTTACCTGATCCCGGCAAACCCATTATTAAAATTTTCATAATTACCTCAATTCATATAGAATATATTATTAAGTTATTTTTCTTTCACTAACTGTTTTAACAGAGATTTAATCTCGTGCATTTCGGATTTTAGAGTATTAAGTTCTCTAGTTGTTTCACGCATTGCATCTCTCTGTCTTTGTGCTTCACTCGCACGTTTTTTTGCAACCTCATATGCATTTACATTGTTATTTATAATACCATGGCTACCAGTATCTTTAACATAATTTTCTTGATCTTTTATTTTTAAAAATTCTGACATATTATGTTGCCAAAGCTAAAACACGAAGATTTTTAATCAATGGTGGTAGAGCCTGATTTGTTGTTCTCATAACAATTTTAATTTGAAATGCAATAAATTCTTCCAATAAAGAACCAATACCATCATCCTTCACACCAGCAGTATATTCATGTTCGATGAATTCAGACCTTCTTTCAGAGGGGCGAGTTGTAACATCTGGCAAACCAGAACCAGCAACAGTTCCATCATCATTGAAGAAATTAAAATTCATCTCATCAAAATCAAAATCATCATCAACTCGTAAGGTTTTAAACAACACTTTAATACTTGCATCAGGTAATCGCACTGCATCAAGAAGAACTCTTAAAGAAGTTGCAGGAGTTTCTAGGTTAATTTTCTTGGTAAGATAAATTGCTGAATTGTTGTCCCCCTCTGGTTCTGTCATTGATTTGTATATAGATGTTGGATATACATCAGAAGAGGAATCAATCTGATTTATCTTATTTGACACAGCAACCATAGATAATCTTTGTGTATCAATTACAGGAGATAATGCATCTAAATCTGAAGTTAAAGTCATTGGAACACTAAGAGATTTAGCACCAGCCATTTCGTTTGTTTCATTAATACCAGATGCAACCAGTTTAGTTGCTTCCCAATAATAATTATCTTGAAGGGGAAGAATTCTATTAGTTGTTGATTTCGAAAATGAAGTTTCAGTACCGTTTGGACTTGTTCCACTAGTTGCTAAGAACCCAGCATTAATTTTGGTTCTTGCAGGAACCAAAAGACCCATATTGGTCGTAGAAACATCATATTGAGAATTTTCTGTTGCAGTAGCAATACTGCCACCAAAAACTGAAGTGCTACCAGCACCATCAACAACTGGTGTAGTTGATAATGTGACGGTATAGCTATCTGTTTGAATATTAGCAATTGCAGTATGTGTCTTATTAATGTCATATAATGGAACTTTATGAATTTGATATAGTTCCACAGTTGCACCATTCGCATGAGATACTGCCGTTGTGCTATTTGTACCCCGTGTTGCACTTGTAATGCCTGTTCCAGAAATTGTGGTATAACTAATAATCTCATCATCAATTTTGATATAGTATACGTTAGATGCGTCTCTAGAATACTTACCACTAGTATCATTAAAGTTTGTTCCACTTGTAAGAGTAATGGATGTTGCGTCACTACCCAATGCAGATGCAAGTGTTGTTGATGCTCCAGACTTAACAGCATCAATAGTGACGTTATTATCAGTAGAGTACATACCATGGGCGGCATGGTTAATTTTTAAGACTGTGCTGGCATCTGTCATTTCTAAAGGATTTGTTTTAAGAGTTTTTACAGGAAGTGTTTGATTTTGTAATGTAACCAACCCAGCAGCTGTTGTGTCAAACTTCGCACGTTTCAGAGAGAATTTCATATCTTGAGTTGGAGAAGGAACCCATACACTATTGTTTGAACTCTTGAAAAGAACACCAACATGAGGCTGATCTGTGATTTCATTACCAGTCACATCTTGTGTTCCAAGGTCAGCAATCCACACTTTATAATCTGGAGTATTGGTTAACAGGCAAATTGAATATTCTGTTCCGCCATTTACATAAACAGGCGAATCAAAGGTAAAAGTAGTAGCAGTTTCCCCGTCTGTAGATGTTGTGATCTCTGACGATTGAAGTGTTTTTCTACCAAAGGGTAGAATCTTAGGTCCAGGCGACCCATTAACTACATCACGAATT